AACAAATCTTCCATGGTGCAGCCCAGCACATGGGCGACGCGTTGCAAAATGATAGCGGACGGTTCCCTCTGGCCATGCTCCCATCGGGAGACCGCCAGCGGCTTGCATCCGACTGCTTCCGCCAGCTGGGCTTGGGTCAGCCCGGAGGCTATTCGGGCGGCGGCGATGGGACTTTGTGCGCCACGGGAGCGGGGACTAGTTCTGGGCATGGGATTTCTCCTTCATTTCGATTCCGAGCACTTCTTGGAGCTTTTTCAAATTTTGGGGGCTGGGCGACTGTACCTCTCGTTCCCAACAAGAGACGGTGCCCGGGCTGCATCCGATTATTGAAGCCAATTTCTTTTGTGTCATTCCTTTGGAGAGTCTGGCATTGTTGATCGGGTTGTCCGTATATTTACTGTGTGGAGCCTGTTCTCTTTTCGCTGGCGGCAGCCCTAATTTTTTCCGTATGCGGCAGTCAGCGATCCTTTCAGCATTTATTGTTCTCTGTCCTGTCGCATAGCCGCCCTTAGAATAAGGCAAGTTTGTCTGTACGGTTTTTGGGGATATCCCGAGATATTCGGCGATCTCCAGCACGGTCATTCCCATCAGGCACAAGCGGGCGACTTCCCGCGTTCGTTCCGACGGATAGATGCCGTTGGAAATCAGGACGCGGCGAACCGTCTGTTGAGACAATTTTAATTTTCGGGCAGTCTCTTTCATGCTTTTGGTGGCTTCGTACTTGTCGATGATATCTTTTTGTGTCATGATTTTCCCCCTTGACTTTGCTATGACGATATGTTATAAATAATTTGGCTCTCACAGAGAGTGGATTAAAATAGTAACCTGTCGATGATTTCGGCGAGAAAGAGCGCGCAAGCGCTCTTTTTTATTCGCCCAACAGCTGGTCGATTTCCGCGAGGCGGGCCAGCAGCGCTTGTTTTTCTGCGATCAGCTTCTCGCGGTCGATTTTTACGCCGCCCTTGATATGGGCTTTGTACGCCGCGTCGGTATTGGCGATCACATTTTCCGCGACGGCCTTTGGGACGCGGTAAACCTCGCAGACGCTCCCTTCCGGGATGCAGGTGCTCCAATTTTTCGCGCTTCCGCAGCTTTCGGGGGTTCCGGCGATAAAGGCCACATCATCCCCGACTCTGGCTCCGCTGTCACGACCGAAAGCAACGGCGATGGTTTTTCCCGCGATGGTAATCGGGCCTTTGGCCTTTACCATCTCGGTGCGGAACTCAAGGACAAGGGTCACGGTTTCGGCGGCTGGGGCCTCATCCGTCTCCCCATAAACTTCCATCATGGCCTTCCTGGCCGCGTCCAGTGCATCGGCTTTGATCGCCCAGCGGCGGGAACCAGCGTCCCATTTTCCACCGATCAATTTAATGCGGCTGACAAAATCAGCATTGTAGGGGCTGGTGATGTAGATTTTTTCGCCTTTGGTTTCAATTTTGATCGCGCTCATGATTCTATCTCCTATCGCCCGGCGGCTTGTTCCGCCCGCGGCTTCTTCTTGATTACGATATTATTATATATCTTTTTGGATAAATAGTCAATAGGAATATATAATTTTCTGTAAAAAAAATTTCCGGGAGTTCAGCTCCCGGAATCCGACTTTATCGCTTGTTCGATCAATGGTTTATGCAGTTTAACAATTCCTCCACGGAGATTTCAAGGGCTTTTGCCAGCGCCACCGTGGTTTCCGTCCGGGCATGGAGCAAGATATTTGAGCCATTTTCCAGCTTTTGGAGCGTCACCAGCGCAATGCCCGCCTTTTTGGCAAGCTCCTTCTGGGTCATGCCTTTCTCCCGGCGGATGGAGCCGAGCCGGTTGGCAAGGTAAGCATTCGCATCATTTTTGGCGCTGTGCCCGGTATTCAGCGCCCGAATCGCGGAAGATTCCGACCGGCGGCGCTCGCCGGGCGTGGCAACATCAAAGGCGGCGGACTGGATATTATACAGGTCAAGCATCGTCTTGACCTCCCGCCCCAGCAATTCCGCGCATTCGGTCTTGGCGGCCTTATTCCCGGCCATGGCCGAGGTGGCAAGCTCGATCCACCGCGTCGGCGCTCCGATGCCCTGTGCTTCGATCTTCGCCTTGAGTTCATTCCGCTCCTTGTAAACAAGCTCCATTTCCATGTTCCTTCCTCCTTCTGCCGTCCTTGGCCCGCCCGGCGGGGTCTGGGTTAGCGAGTCCCAAAATACTCGATGTGGATGTTGCCCTCTGCGTCGGCGACAAGCAGATAGTCGCACTTGTCGTCATGGGCGTACTGCTGCCAGCATCCGTGTTCGCAATGCGGATCACCGCCTTGCTGCCAGATGTCAGGCTCGTAATACGGCTCGCCATCAATGACGAGATCGGTTATCTCTTCATCGTCATTATTATCAAACAACCAATCGTTGACCATATCTTTCACATCATCAACAGTATAGAGACTCATCGGATAATGATTGTAATTCATTTTTACTTCCTCCTTCGTTTTGCCACGCACGGCTGGGGCTTGCGGCCCTCGTGACTTCCGGGGCGGGTTATAAGATTTATTCTGCACAATCCCAATAATCTGCAATGTCGCAAAGTTTCTGATATTCTTCCCAGTCAAATTCTTTGTTTTCTTCGTCCCAACACTCATAAGCGTCCTGATCTGCTCGTGTCATTTTTCTTCCTTTCTTCCGGGCTTTTGCCCGCCCGGCGGGGGCTTTATTCTTAGGCCTTTACGATCTGACCATCGGCATTGATATCCGCTACTTTGTAGCCATTGATAACACCGGCCATGAAGCTTTCCTGACTGGTGGCATAGATTTCCATCGTCGCATAATTCAGCCAATAGGCCTTCCCGCGGTACATGATGGCATAACCCTTCATCAGATAATCCTTTTTGCTGTTCAGGTACTTCATTTTTATTTCCTCCATCATTTGGTTTTTCTTTTTATTCTGTGCTCCTTAGCACAGTTATATAATACCACAATACTAGTAGTACGTCAATACTATTTTACGATTTTCTTCAAAATTTTCAATAAAATAAAGCCGGGGAGTGATCCCCGGCGTTGGTTTTTATAGGTGGCGCTCTACTGTTCCCCGCCACCTGTTGACGATGTTTTGCACGGTTCTAGGGCTGATCCCGAGCTCGTCGGCGATCTGCTCATAGCAGATGCCGTCGAGGTATTTACGTTTCAGCGCTCTGCGGTCGCGCTCACTGCGCACCCACAGATCAATGACCCTCTCGTAATCCTGCCGCCCGTGCTCCATGGGTTAGCCCTCCGCGACCTCGGCAGGATCGGCAGCGGAGGATTCTTCAGGCGGTTTCGTCTTCTCCCCGGAGGCGAGCTGCTTCAAATCGAGCTGTTTCCATGCGGCTTTCAGCGCGTCCAGCACGACCTCCGATTCGATGTTAAATCCCATATCTTTCATTCTGTTCAACGCATATGCCCATTTGTCTTCCCCCAGATACCGGCCCAGCATGGCTTCCGCGGCTTCCACGGCGATCTTCGCCGCGTCGATCATATCCCGCTTTTCCAGCCATGGGCGCACGTAGCGCGTCCATACCCGCGCCAGCAGGGCGGACATAGCCGCCGCCAGCGCGCCGATGATGGAGACGACCACCTGCGTCCAGTCCACCTGTTTCAGGATGCTTTCCTCCGCCAGCGCCCAGACGGGCGTGAGCAGGAGCAGCAGTGCCAGCAACCATACCATGATCTTCCTCATTTCTTTTGCTCCTCGCTTTCCAGTTTATTGATCCTCGTTTCGTGCGCGTCGATCCTGTGATGGGCGGATTTCGCGCTTTCTTCCACCTT